CTGTACGTTTCAATCGTCTTCCCTTCACGATATTTATTACGTTCAATATCATTTCTCTGCATATAATTGGCACCAATACCTTTGCTCGTGAAAATCTTACTATTATATTCTTTATGATTCTTATCAACTTTATTTACGTATTTAACAATATAACTTATAGTTTTCCCATTCACATAATCTCCAATCCAAACTTTCCCATACTTCCAAATCTCCTCTATCGTACCCTTCGTCTCGTCTGTCCACAACAAACCATGCATATGCACTCTCTCCGTCCTCGTACCACCAATTTCTGTAACTATCCAATGTCTTACTGTTTTTTTGTATTTTTTTCTCCATCTTTCGGTAAATCTTCTTATTGCTATTCTACAGACTTCATTATCTCTATCATATCCTTCAATCCCTTTGATTTCATCTTCTAACTTCGCTAGTTCTTTATCACTAAATGTAAAGGTTACAAACTTCGCATTCTTATTTACTCGGATATCCTCCTGTAATCTCACTTGCCATTGTGTAGCTTTTTGTTTTCTACACTCTAGACACTTTCCACAACCAACGGGCACCATTAGTACCCGTTTGTCTTTAACTTCAGGAACATTTCCTCCATTCTTTTTAGTCACAGTATATTTCCTGTTCCTAATAAACTTCGGATATAAACACACTTTTAGTTCCTATTTATTGTTTTTGGCGCCATTCCACCTGCCGTACTTATTAGATTATTAGATACACTTACTGCACTATCCACAATTAACTTCCTTTCAGCAAAACTCAAATCCATTTCTTTTAACTTCAAATCTAGTTTTTGCCTCATATCATTTAATATTATCTGTTTCTCTTGTACATTCAACTGTCCCCAATTAATATCCATCTGCTCATAAGCTAATTCTATATCTGCCGTTACTTTTCTCTTATTTTCATCAGTTAACGCTTTTATACTCCAGTTTTTCTGTGCTTCACTTTGCTTCAACCAATAATCAGCCGTTAAATTCGCTACTATTTTTGTCTTACTTTCTTCTGAAATCCTTGCATCTGCCGTCAATTTTCTTATTTCAGCACCCATTTTTTCTATGTTACTATCATATAGATCTGGTTTATATATCGCTTCTATTTCTGCAATTCTTTGATTAATCTGCGTTAACTTTGTTTGCTCTTCTACATTTTTAGTATCTGCTATTAACTTATCGATTTCTGCATAAGCTTTATCTATATAACTTTTCGCTAAATCTGTATCAACACCTTTTATTTTATTTGCTTCCGCTTCAGTTTTATCTGCCTGTTTTTTCTTTAATTCTAATTCTGCACCTATTAACATATTTTGCATGTCCATCATTCTAACCTGTGCTGCATTTCCACTTGCTGCACTTCCGCCACCTTGAGAACCTGTTGTTCCACCTTGTCCAGCACTTCCATACATTAACGCTGGATTTAATCCAGCATCTTTCATATGCTTTACTTGTGCTCCATAATTTGTTTTGTTCCACATATCCATTTGTAAATCATGACCATGTTGATTTAACATTCTTTGATGTTGATATTGCACATCCATCATTCTTCTTTGATTTCTGTTCTGGCTTTTGGCTGCTGCCATTCCACCTAACATTCCAATTGCTGCTGCTCCTATACTCATTTTTAAATTTTAATTTATTATTATTTCGCGCTTTTCAAAAGCGGTCGCACCTACTTGATATATAAGAACAGATGCGTACCACTCCTGTTGAGCTTACTTGTTAAGCCTTGCCTTCTGTTGACTTAGCTCCGCTAACATCTTTACCTTTTAAATCCACCACTTTAGCTTCTTTTTTAGTATCACTAACATCACTATTGCTAACTTTTGACTTTACTTGACCTTTACCGTCTCTTTTTGCTTGTATACTTGCAGATACTTTGTCCATCGCTTCCGACGCAATTTCCCATCTATCAGTCCTAATATTATACGCACTTACCACACCATCTTTTCTTTCAGTAAAAATACTTGGTGCTCCATCGCTAATAGGTTCTTTATTACTAACGATTCTTTCAATTTTCCATTCTATTGGTTCTCCTTCTAGTTTTTCAACACTTGTTAAACAACTTTTACTCGGTTTTCTATATTTATACATTTTTTTTAATTTTTAACTTTATTGTACATAGTTACTGGGGGAGTTTCCCCCCCCTTCAACTAAACTAACTAAACTACTCACTATAAGTTCGGTATTACCTTCGCTGACATCTTTCTTCTTGCAATAATTCTATTGCTAATTTGTACCCAGAAATTCTGACTGTCTAGGGCCGTTTGTGCAAATATCTGATTGTATTTACTTGGATCTACATATGTTGTTAAATCTCCAATTCCTGTTGCATCATGCTCGTATCTTCTATTTAAAGTCATAAACATACTATTTCCTTGTATTGCAAAATCTCCTCTTGTTTGATTAACATTTGTCATGTAATTAATCCATGCTGGTTGTTTTCCCGCGCTACTATATGTTACATTTCCTTGAGAATCACATACACTATCAAACCATGCCATTTGGTCAGTTACTAAATCTTGGAATCCAATTTCATCTAACGCTGGTTTATGCAAATCATTCATTGTCTTTAGGTTAGTATCCCATTTATTACCTTGAGAGTAATCAATTCTTGGAGTTAAACTAACTATCCCTATTATATAACTAGGCTCACTTACTTTGATTTTAATTTTACCACCTTTGTTTTTACCTGTTAATCTTCCTCGACCTGCTAACGTTCCTAATGGTTGCGTTTCATTAGCAACTTCAACGTCTGCCTGTGACACTACTTCTTCAAACGCTAGTTCTTTTATTAAACTTCCATGATATATCGGATTTTCTACACTTTTACTTCTTTCATGTGTATATACTGCATCTAACCAATCATCATATGAACCACCGCTTATAGCAATTCTATTTAACATATTATATACTTTATTCGCTAGGTTTAATGCATCAATTGTAAATTCATTCCCCGCCGTACTTACTGCAGTCACTTCATTTACTCCATTCGTTCCATCAATCCATTCTGTCGATATCCAGTTATTAAATAAGTCTGATTGATATGTTTTAATTCCTAACCCTTCTTGACTAGCTGTTTTATAAAACTCTGCACTTCCACCAGGTAAATCTCCTGTTTGACTTAATACATAATTATATGGTGCTGGACTTGAATAATTAACTATGAATGGAGTTGTATTTCTTACCGCTTCTAATATATCCATTCTCATATCATCTATATTTTCTAATGGAAATTCTTGTAATACTGGTTGTCCCACATATACACTTCCATCAGTATTTGGTACACTTGAATTCTGACTTGCGTCCCAATCTGCTACTCCTAATGCTCCTAGATAATCTGAACATTGTACACTTAAATATCCACCATCTAATCCACCTTCTGGTACTGTTGGTACATTTATTACTCCAAATAATTCACTTAATAAGAAGTTACTTCCATCAATATCTACTTCAAATCCACTTACATCTGGACTTCCATAAGCTACTGTATCATTATTATTCCATACGAATCTAATTTCCATAGTAGTTATTACTTGTCCTGTTGCTCCTTGTGGGTCTGTATCTACACTTTGGTCTGTTGCTCCAATTTCTTTTGTTACTACTGTATTTCCATTTACTGTCACAAAGCATTTACTCATATCAAAGCTAACATCTGCATTTCCACTATGTACCACAAATCCCCTTTCTTCTTGTTTATTTGCGTAATAGTTTTTATAAATATCCCAATAACTTAAATAGGGTACTGCGTTGAATTCTCTTTTTATATATGAAGATCCTCCCGATATTCTTCCTAATCCTCTTATGTTTAAATAACTTAATATACTACTTGAATTTATTTGTTGGTTATCTCCTTCGTCTTCATCATAATATCCAAATAATTGTAATTGTGGTAATAACACTTCCGACATATCCATACCAATATTTAACATATTCATATGTAATTTTCCATTATATAATCTCACTGGACATTCAAATACGTCTAATTGTACCTTATAACTTCCAAATAATGGTCCTACTGTTGGTAATGTCTTTACATCACAATCTAAATCAATATCAAAGCTATCTCCTGGTAATCCCACCTCCGACATAAAGGGTACAAGCGTACCACTTGCCATCGATGACCTCCAAATATAACCTAAATCATGTGTAGATCTTTCATAATTTCTTAAGCTAATTTCTTGCTTATTTCCAGAGCCTAATCTATCTCCGCCTAATTCTGTTTTCATACTTTTTCTTGGGTTTTAATTTTACTTTTTAATTCATCTAATATCATCACAACTTGAATAATTCTATTCCATGTGATTTTCTTTAATTCAGCTTTAATTTTCTCTGGGTCTTTTCCTGGTTCTGTTAACCTATAATTTCCCATTACACCAAAGCTTTCTCCATCTTTCGTAATTACTTCAAATGGACTATCTTCTATACTTAACCTCTTGATTAATTCTTCATTGTTCGAATAATCTGGACTGATTGGCCCTACATTCGGTTGTAATTGTTTTACTTTTGTTTCCGTTTTCATTTGTTTTAATTTTAGTGTTTGACTTAATTTTAATATACTCACCGTTTCTTAATCGGTATTTACTAATTATTTCGCCAGTTTCGACATCTACATATATAGAATCGCATTTCCAACTGACTAATTTTCTTTGTTGTTTTCTGCTTTCTCGTAAGTGTTCGAAGCAGTTTCTATTGTATGACATGAGCGTTTTTTTAGAGTTATTAACATTTTTCATGTTTTACCCTCTTACTCTGTCAAATTTGTCTTATAATTTATACTATGTCTAACAGAGAAGATTGCTAACATTCTACTAACAAACTTATAACATTTTTTTGTAAACTTTGTTAACTATTTCCAATTTTTTTTTTACTCATCTCGTAACTCATTAATAAACAACTTTTTATATAAAAGATTCTCAACTTTCCATGAGAATTTTTAGGCGTACTCTCGCGTCCTGTTGCTCAGCTTGGCCATATACTTTTTCCATTCTTTCCATCCTTTTCAAATTTCTTCTTTCATTTTCGTAATGCTTCAAACTCCAATTTACTTCATCATCTCCATACCCCAAACGCTTACTTTTCTGCCTTTTAACTTCCAATAACTTATAATATTCTTCATCACTTTTACTTATATCAACTTTTACTCCATCTACATACCTCACCTCTTTGTCTAGTTTTTCCAACCATAACAACTCCTTTTCTTCATCGTTATATATATGATTTCTATAATAGATCGGTAGTGCTAACTCGATTCCTTCTCTCGTTCTGTACGTTTCAATCGTCTTCCCTTCACGATATTTATTACGTTCAATATCATTTCTCTGCATATAAT